TGCTGATAATGGAGTCAAGGCAAATGATCATACAATCAGTAATGCAAGTATTAAAGAGCAAAGTGGATCAGGAGACACTGGATATAGTGCAAGATGCGCTTACGATCGAACTGAATCGTTATGAAGTCCAGGAACGAACAACAGAACTATCGGTGGTAGACAATAGTGCTGTAGGAATGTTACGCAGGTATATTGCTACCAAAAGAATCGAGGGCAAAGCAGAGTTTACACTGAAAAGATACTGGGAACAGAACCTACAGTTAATATGCCAAGAATCCGAGCAGCACCATAAGGCTCTTATTTTTGCACAAATTTGCGCCGGCGCAATGCCGAGAAAGGACAAGAATATGGAATTAAAAGGAATTGACGTATCATCTTATCAAGGAAAACCAGATTGGCCAAAAGTATCGAATTCTGGAGTTAAGTTTGCAATATTAAGAATCCATCAAAAATCTGGAGTCGATACATCTTTTGAACACAACTACAAGGGCTGTAAATCCAATGGAATTCTTATTGGTGGATACAAGTACAGCTACGCTTTAACACCGGCACAGGCAATTGACGAAGCTGAGGACGTGCTTTCCGTTCTTGGTGGTCGTGGACTTGATTTTCCAGTATTCTATGACCTTGAATGGAGTCAGCAGAGAAGCCTTGGCAAGCAAGCTATCGAGAATATTGCAGTAGCATTTCTGACCAGAATCAAGAAAGCCGGTTATAAGGTTGGAATTTATTGTAATCTCGACTGGTACAATAATGTTCTGTCAGACGTTCTGAAGCAGTATGATTGTTGGATTGCTCGTTATCCGGCTAACGACAACGGCTCTGTACAGGAAAGATTGCGTCCGAATGTCGGTGTAGGCTGGCAGTATTCCAGTAAAGGAAAAGTTCCAGGAATCAGCGGAAATGTTGATATGGATGTGTTCTACAAAGACTACAGAGATTCTAACCAGAAAGGAGAAACTAAAATGGTAAAAATCAGTAACTGCGGACATGATGAAAGAGGAAGATATGCAGGTGGGAAAGCAGGAGATCAGACTGGTACAGAATATCAGATCATGAACTGGTACAGTAGACCGTGGCTCTGTGTCCTAAGATTCAATGACGCCAAAATCGCAACCATGATTGCAGACATGGCGACAAAAGCGGCACAGAACAATCTCATCGGATACGATCAGGGCACTGCCGGAAACAGCAATGACCGGTATTCGTTCTGGCGGCACTTAAAGGCAAGCAACTACGATCCGGCGCAGATCACGGTAGCTTGCGAATCTGATTGCAGCGCAAGTACAGCAGCTATCGTCAAGGGAGCTGGGTATCGCTTAAATAACGCAAGACTCAAAGCGGTCAGCATCTATCTGACGACACGAAACATGAGAGCTGCAATGAAGATTGCCGGTGCGAAAGTACTGACGGATAGAAAGTATCTGACATCCGGCGACTATCTAAAGGCAGGAGATATCCTCCTGAATGATAATCACCACGTGGCTATCGCTGTTACCACCGGCGCAAAAGCAAATACGCTTTCAGCGTCAACTATTCTGTCTAAAACTCCGAAGTGGGTGGGAAAGGTAACTGCAAATACACTTAATGTCCGCACATGGGCAGGAACAGAGTATGCACAGCTTAAAAGCTATCCTACACTTGCAAAAGGCAATTTAGTTGATGTATGCGATACCATTAAAGCCAAAGATGGAGCATCTTGGTACTATATCCGCATTGCCGGAAAATATTTTGGATTTGTTTCCACGAAATATATTTGCAAAGTGTGATAAATGTAATATAATAAATATACCATAATTCAACTCCTCCCCAGAGTTTGGATATGAACTCAAAAAAGAGATGATCTGTTTCTATTCCTTGACAGATCATCTCTTTTATTTTATTTAATAATATATTCCCAATATTGATTTTTAATATCCGCATATCCGTTCTTACGAATCAGTACTTTATCACCAGAAAACATCGTAAAATCAGAATCCAGCTTTTGCACATAATCCATGTTTACAACAAATGACTTATGGCAACGCAAAAACCGTTTATCAAGGTAAGGCTCAACCGACTTTAAAGTTGCATACATACTGTGCATAATCCCGTTCGTGCAATGAACAAAAACTTGCTTATCCCGTCGATTTTGTTCAATGGAATCCTTATAATGCAATCTCTGTGTCTGATTGTGAGCATCTTGTGTTTCATATCACTCAAGGTATTGTCAATCATAGAAAACATTCTTCCGTGTTCATTTCCCTTGATGATATAATGCGTAAATTCAACATCCAACGCATCAAAAACAAAATCCTTGTGAGCTGTCCAGAAAGCAATTTTGCCCTTATATCCACACTCTCGGAGTTCTTTGGCAATATCCACGCCATTTTCGTTTTTAAGTACCACATCCAAAACAATCATATCAAACCATTTTCCGTCCTTGACATCATCTATCAAGGGCTCCCCGCTGAAATAACCGTCTATCGTATAGTTCCGGTCACCATTTTGCTTTAAAAATGGTTCAATTCGATGTTTGAAATACTCAACCTGTAGTTCACAATCGTCACAAATAGCGATTTTCATAGTAATCACCTTCCGTTTATCGCTTGCACTTCAACTTTCATCAGATTATCCTCATCTAAGTAATTAATTATGGTAATATAGTAGCACTGAAACGGAAATGTGTAAATAGTTCAGCGGAAGTTTGAAAAAAATCGACATCTTAATACGTTGGTACAGCCTGCCAGACTGATCTGGGGAGGAAACGTGATCGTGAATGCAGGCTTTGCCATAAAAAAGAGCCGGGGAGTAAAATCCTCGGCTCTTTGCTTTACGATATTTGTGCAATGAATTATTTCTGATATGAAATCAAGTCTGTAGTATATTCGTTAGCGAATTCTGCTAATGGGCGAATCGTTAATGCAAAATCTACGTTTGACACATCAGAAATTCCGTTCGCCGCAAGAAATTCATCTGTAGGAGTCAGAGTTATAAGAGTTTTGCAGCCATCTAACAAATACTCATTGTATACTTCATAACTATCTGACATTGTGAAATCATTATAAGTCTCAGAAGTTACGTCGTATGCGAAATATTGCCCAGTAGTGTTTGTGATACAAAATGTAAAACTGTTACCTGCCGAGGATATGAAATCGACACTAATACCATTCTGATTGTACAAATTCTGTGCACTGTCAAATACAGGAGAAGAAACTACGGTAGTTCCGGCTACGTCAGCGTGAATCTGACCGCTGTCAAAAGCCTTGAAACTCTTTGCATTGTCATAAGCCCACAGTAGAATATCAAAGCTATCTACTTCGTTCATTTGGTAGTCTTTAAAGAAATCCTTGTTTTCCCATGTATCTATCAGTTCCAAAGTAGAATTTGCTTTCTTTCCAGGTGCTACATCAGAGGAATTTATGCCATACTGATCTCCACCTGCCATGATGCCATTTATGGCATAAGCATAAGGAGCTATGCCTAAATTCAAATTAGAATTGTTTTCAATGTACAGTCCTATAGTACCTGTGGACGGGGAATTGGTTAATCCTTTTGTTTCAACATGAATGCCGTTCTCTTCATATAGCACAAAATCTTCTGCAAAAACACTGGATGGCATGGATGCAAGTAAAATACTTGACAGCCCGATACTGGCTAGAAGCTTTACTTTCTTTCTCATAAAAATATTTCCTCCTTGGTAAAATTTGCATATATTATACCGCAAGATTCAACAATAGCATAGTCAAAACCGAAATATTTTTCATATTTTTATCCATCAAAAATGTAGTTTTATCGTTTTGCCCGATTAATTTGCACAAAAAGTGGTATAACTAAGTACATAAATTATAGACTAAAGAGGTATATATTATGAGGAAGATTGAGAGATTGCTGATCGCAGTAGGAGTAATCTTCTTTGCAAGCTACATCATTCACTTGCCGATGTGCAATCAAGATTATTTGCGTAAAAGCTCCATCCGCTTGGCAGAGGATATGTGCAAGCATTCAACCTTAAACCAGAGCATAAAAGAGGTTCTAAGAACGAACGATATTGTAGAAATCACAGAAAATCCGGTAAAAACGAAATTTATATTTGCGAAAGTAAAGGTTATATTTGAAATCACAAATATTCCAGTTTATCGCTGGCAACTGGCGAGGGGGAATTTGAATGCATCCCGTTTTACTCCACTTTATTGGACATATCATAAAGTATAATGTAAACATAAGTTCGAGACATATTTCCCACTGTCCGGACATATACTTTAATGTAGGCGGTAGTTTTCAAACAGGGAGGGTTATTTATGGATTATAAGAAAGAGATTATTGAATTATTAGATAAGGTAAAATTAGAAAGTACTTTAAAAAGAGTATACAAGTTGCTGGTATACTTATATTTAAGAGAAAAGTAGCCTAAAATGCCGCATCTACAGTTAAAGCAGATGCGGCATAATAATTATTCTGTTTTTAAATCATCTGGCGATGCGGAGAAATAATATTCGAATTCGGAACTGTCATAATCGCTGCCTAACATTGAATTTATTTTGTCCGCAATAGATGTTCCTAATTCCTCTCCGAATTCAGCATCTTCAACTTTTGTTCTTTTATATTCTGTAAAAATGTTTCCCCAGTCGTCTTGTGTGCCTGCATAGTAAATCTGGATGAGATCGCCATCTTCTTTAGGATTTAAGTAAGATAAGGTTTTATCTGTTACGTTTATCATACTTTTAGGAAAAAATACTTTTTGAACATCACAGGAATTAAAAACAGCATCATATATTTCAGTAATTCCTTCTTGAAAAATAACTGATTCAACATGAGAACTTCCAATTCCAATCTGGAAATCTGATAAATCTGTTGCGTAGTCTGTTCCGTCAATATTGTATGATGGAAGAATTTCCAAAATTTTGCACTTGCCATCATAACCGTGCAATTTCACAGAGTTTCCCTCTATATCATAATCAAAATCACTGATTACACCGTACTTTTCAGAGTCATCCTTTTGAACTTCAACGCCAGTCACGCCGCCTGCATAAGTTGGAGTAGAAACTCCTAAAATTGCAAAAGTACAAAATGCAATTAATAGCTTTTTCTTCATAGACATTTCCTCCTTGGTATTAGTTGACTTTATTATATCACTATAAATCAAAACAACAAAGCAGAATATAAGAAAAGACCAGAGCTTTTTATTCTCTGGCCTTTCTTTTTTTTAATTGTTTTCCAATTCTGTTAGGATTTCTTGGAGCTGCTTCCAATGTTCATCACTGAGCTTTGCAAACTTGACAAGAATCTTCTTAGCAAATTCATTATCCCCGGTCATTACCGAATCAACGATAGCCTGCGCATCGCCATCGTCTTGGAACATTTCGCCGTTTCCATTCACGAGCCAGCCATAAGAAACATTATAAG